GCTTCGCCTTGAACTCGGCCTCCACCTTCGCGCGCTCCTCGGCACGGGCTTTCGCATCGATCTCGGCGCGCAGTTTGTCCAGCCCGCCGGCCTGCTGCATCTCGCGGTGATTCTTCGCGGTGCGGTAGGCGAATTCCGCCGGGTCGATCTGCTGCACCATCTGCGGCCCGAGGCCCGGGTACTGCTTCACCAGCTCGGCAAAGTGCGCGATCGTCTCGTCGTAGTCCGTGTACTTGCCGCGGGCGATGAGCTCGGCCGTCTGTAGCCTGGTATTCACCTCGACATTACGCAGCGCCTGCTCGTGGTTCTTCAGCGCCGCGTCCGGGTCGTCCCAGAACTTCTTGGGCTCCTCCTTCGGCTTTTGCTGCTGAGCCGCCTCCAGGGCGGCGAGGCGCCGCTCGAGCTCCTGGCGCTTCTTGCGCTCATCGGCGGCGGCGGCGAAAGCCGCGCGCTCCTTGTCGCTCATCTCCTGCTGCGGGGGCTTTGCCGGCTCCGCTTTGACTTCCGCAGGTTTGGGTTCAGGCTTCGGCTCGTGCTTCGCTTCGGGCTTGGCCTCGGGCTTCGGGGCCTCATTCTTCTCCTGCTTAGCCACGAACTGGCCCGTGGTCGGGTCGCGGCCCTGCGCCTCCCATTCCTTTTTCTGATGCTCGCGGCGGCGGTTTTCCTTCTTCGGCTGGCCGTCTGCTGCCAGGCCATCGCCAGGCTCGGCGCGCGGCTCCGTGCTTTCCGCCTTGGGCTCCGGCGCCGGGGCCTCGGTCGTCTTTTCGGTAGGTTTGTCGCTTAGTACATCGTCCAGGGATGCCATTTTTTTCCTTATTCGCCCGTCACCCGGCGGCGGCCGCTGCCATCAGTAGCAGCAAAATCAGTTCGTCCTCCTCGGTGCGGATCTTCTTCCGTAGTAGCACGCCGATCTCGCGCTCGACCTCGGCGAGCGTCATTTCGATGATTGGCGGCGGCTCGGCTGGCTCATCCAGTGAGCCAGTGACCTCACGCGCTACCTGCTGGGCAATCTCCGCGGACTGCTGGACGCGCTCCTCGAGCGTACGCGGGCGATCGATGAGGCCTGTCGGCTTGAAGATCGTCCGGCCCTTGAGCTTGAGGGTCTTGCCCTCTCCGTCAGCCGGGCGCGGCCGCGTCGCCTCCTCCTCCACCACGACAGGCGCCGAGCCGGTATTGAAGAATTCGCCTCCGAAGAATGCGCCACCAAAGAACGACGTAGCCATCAGGCGCTCACGAGCGGAAGGCCCCCAGCATGGAGTGCGCGGGCTTCCTCCATGCTGACCTCCTCGTATTGGCTATTGCGCACCACATCAGCGTGCGCCGTGCCGGCTCGAGCGGCGTTATGCAGGTTCGCCTTGCCGATCCAGTCCTGCACCAAGCCCTCGCCGTGGAACACGCAGAAGATCGGGAAGTTCTTGAGCATCGCCCTAATCTCGTGGTTCGTGTTCTCCATCATCCGGGCGGTCATGTACCCAGGATTGAGCGTGCTAGGAATCTGCCCGAGCTTGATCCCGTAATGCGGCCCGGCGTGGCGGGAGTCGCCGCGAAATGACCCGTCCATCCCGTGGATTTCGAAGTGCCGGTAGCCGAACACTCCTCCAACGTGTATCGCGGTGAGCCCGACGGTACTACCCGCTGATACCAACACCTGCCCGGGATCGTTTTCTGCGACCCATTGGTAGGTATGCTCACCGCTTCTCGCGTGGAATAGCGCGACCTTCATGCCATCCAGGTACTTGAAGAGTTCAGGATGGGCACACGAGCCGATCGCATAGACCACGTCGGGATGCCTCTCCAGCACCTTGATCTTGTGCGGCCGCGGGTCGCATTCGATGTGAAACCAGAAACCCGGGCGCGGCTTCAGTCCCTTCTCGAGCAGGAATCGGAGCGCGCCGGAAACAGTAATGAGCGGTTTGCGCGGGTTGATGTCCTGCCAGGTATCGGCGAGCGAGGGCCCGTAGCCGATGATCTGCATCGTCTGATTCGTCATCGGGCGAAACTTGATGTATGGGTAGCCCTGCGCCACCGCCCAGGCCATGTGCGCCTCGCGCTGCGCCTCGGACATTGCCGGGGCCATCGGGTATGGCACCGGAACCTTGACCGCTCTCATCCGATGTTCTTGATGATCCCGACCGACTGCTGCCTGACCACGACCCCGACGCTGGTCGATACCTCTGCGGCGTAGCCAAAGTCGAGCGTTCCGTTAGCCGATGGCCGGATGGTGCCCTCGATGACCACCAGGAGCGGGACGCTCACTGTTGGCATGGATGTTCCTGTTACCATGTCCCCGGAGCTCGTAATCCAGCCAGTGTGCTGTGCGCCTGTGCCGTCCGCAGACACCGGGATATATGCAACCGCGGAGACGATCGTCGCTGAAGGGAATCGCAGACCCACGGAGATTCCCGTGGCGGCCGCACCGGACTGCATGAGTAGCTTGTAGCTAAAGACGTAGGTCTGCCCGCTCCCGACCGAGAATGAAAGCGACGGGTGCGTGGTGAATGCGGTTGTCGTATTCGTTGCGGTGTCGGCGTCGGTCCTCGCCATGATCGCGCCGGTAGGTCCTGTAGGGCCCTGCGGGCCGGTCGGTCCAGTGGAGCCGCCACCGCCACCACCGGTCGGGCCTGTCGGCCCTTGCGCCCCAGTGGGACCCGTCGATCCTGTGCCTGTAGGCCCAGTCGGCCCCTGCGCTCCCGCTGCTCCGGTTGGTCCAGTGCTTCCGGTCGCACCTGCAGCACCAGTCGGCCCGGTGCTGCCGGTTGCGCCGGCCGCACCGGTGGGTCCAGTGGAGCCCGTAGCGCCAGCAGCGCCCGTTGGACCAGTAGAGCCCTGTGCGCCAGCAGGTCCGGTAGGTCCGGTGCTTCCGTTCGCGCCAGCCGTCCCCGTGGGTCCTGTCGGACCCGCGGCGCCGTTTGCTCCTGTCGGTCCCGTGGCGCCGTCCTGGCCTGTCGGCCCGGTCGGACCAGGGTCGCCAGTCGATGCCGACGATACGATCTCGCCTCCGACGCGCTTTAAAAATTCGCCGTCAATGATCGCGCCAAGGTCAAGGGTCGATCCGCCACCCTCTACCAGGTTATGGTCCTTGTTCCACTCGGTAGCGCCGGTCGCGGAGAATGTGCCGTCCGCTGGCGTCTTGTGCGAGATCGTCATCCCATCCCCATGATGAAGAGCGTGGATACGCGGATCGGCGCCGGTATACGCACGAGAATGGCGGCCCAGCCTGACCCGGTAGCACCCCCGGTATGGCTGAACGTCGCCGTGATATTCCCAGTAGAGCCAGCCGCGATGTCCTCGCGCGTAAATCCTGCCAGATTAGAGAAGCCGTTTTCGGCGTCCTCCCTCTCGTCGAAGTTGCTCGGGGCGGTGTGCCCGTTACCGATGCCGTCCCCGCGCACGTCTGGCGCCGAGATCATCAACAAATCGTCTCCAACGAACGCCGTCACGCCGTTCGCGGTCACGCTTACTGGTGACGTATTGTTGTTATTGTCGGTGGCGATAGTGGAGATCGTAGGCGCCGAAACCGTGCTGCGATCACGAAACGCATAAGCCTGTGTAACCCATGTGCCGGTGCCGCCAGTGCCAAGAGCGCCGAACTGGTAGGTGCCCGCGTCTGCCGCCGAGAGCCTCTTCCAGCCAACCGCGACGGACTGGCCGTCTCCCGTCAAGTCGACCTCTCCCAACTCAGTGAATCCTGTCGGATAGTCGCCAGCATCAAATGCCGCCGCGGAGGCGTCGATCGTGCACACCAGGATGACGATGTCCCCGGCAGCGACTCCTGAGGGCACTGCAACGGATGGGGTGTCACTCGTCCCGCTAGCAGTAGTGGAGTCCAGATAGGCCACTAGAACTGCACCTTGAAAGGAATGGCGAAGCCACGCGCGCCGAGATCGGTCACGCCAGTGTTATCCGCCGTCACATTGACGGTTCTATCGAGTCCAGAATCCAACTGGCGCGTAATCGCCCCAAGGATGATCGTGATCGGCCTTGTAGTCGTCACAGCATGGATCTGCACGACTCGCAGAAGCACCGTGTCGATGGTGAACTCCACAAGCGCGCCACGCTTCAGGTCGCGTGCGCGCTGGATGACTAACGCCATTTAGTTGATCGTTGCCGATGCGCTCGTCAGCATGCCCTCGCTGTCGCGCTTGATGCCGCCGAGCGTAATCGTCTGGTTGCCCTTCTTCTCGATCGCCGTGGCGATCTTCTCCATCGCTTTCGCGTTGTCAGAGAGCATCTTTTCCTGCGTCTTCACGATGCCTTCGATCGCCTTCATCATGCCCTCCAGGGTCTTCATGAAGTTCGGCATCGCGGTAGACTCGTCCTCGCGGGCCTGCGCGGCGATCTTGATGTCGCTCTCGCGCTTGCGGTGCTCCTCGTCGATGCGCAGCTTCTCGTTACCCTGCGCCGCGGTGGTCTCCTGCTCCTTCGCCTTGAGCGCGGTCTGATGTACGAGCTGCTTCTCGGCGATCTGCGCATCCTGCTCTGCAACGAATGCCTTCAGCGCGAGATCGGCCTCGGCTTTCTCGCGCTCGAGCTTCGCCTGCTCTGCGTTCACCTCGCGCTGCATCTGAAGCTCTGCCATCTTCGCCTGATGCTGCGCCTGCAGCTTCGCCGCATCGGCCTGCATGCCGGCCTGGATCTTCGCGTGCTCGGTCGACTGGTCTGCCTTCAACTGCTGGTTTTCCTGCGCGAGCTTTTGCGCCTCCTCCTGCATCATCTGCATGCGCTCCTGCAACTCCGGCGGAACCGCCATGCCCTGGCGCATCTCCTGCAGGATGCGCTCCTTGTTCTTCAGGCTCGAGGCTTCCACGATCGCGGTCGACGGGATCGGAATTCCGCTCTTCACCATCTCGGAGAGCGCGGTGAATTCCTCCTGCTGCACCGTCACGGAATCGGGCGCGTCGTCGATCACGATGTCGACGTCCAGTTCATCGACGCTGTTCTGCGTCATCCCCGTCGCCGGGTCTGTGTAGTTCAGAGCGACGAAGCGCACAGTCGACGGATCATCGGTGACGCGAATCCACTTCTCGGCTTTCCAGTACTGCCGGATGCGGTTCCAGATCATCCGGTACACCCGGACGTCGAGGTGCTTCAGCACGTCGAACATCGGCGCGAGCTCTGTCTGCGCAGCTAACTCGCGGCTCTTTAGCGCCACCCCTGACATCGAGCGCTCCTCCTTGCCGCTCGCCGCGGAGGAGTAGCCGATATGGTCGACCTCTAGCTTCGCCTCCTCGAGGAGCTTGAACTGGGCCTGCGCCATGTCGCCCGTCTTCAGCACCTCGAACTCCATCCCGGGCGTCGTCTCGATGTAGCCATCCGGACGCGCCAATTCCTCGCGGGCCTTGTTCACGTCCTCCACCGCGCCGCGCTCCCCGCGCACCTGGCGCACGGACATGAGGTGAAGCGCCTTGGAGCGGCGCTTGTTGATCTCGTCCTGCACGTCGAGGTACTGCATCACCGCGCCGTAGCGGTTGCCGTCGATGTCGACAAAGAGCGAGCCGAACGCATACGGGTGCTCCGTCTCGCCGTCCTCGTTCTTATAAGGCGACACCTTCGGGTCCTTCAGGAACCCGCCGCGCGTGAAGCACGAGTAGAACCAGTCCTTACCCTCCATGTAGTAGAGTTCAACGATCTTCACGCGCTTTCGCTTGGAATCGATCCAGCGCGGCCGGTCGTCGTAGGTCTGCGAGCCGTTGATCATCTGCTCGAGCATTTCCTTGCCATCAGGAAAGCGCTCTGCAGCCTGGTCGTAGTCCATCCACACGACCTGTCCCAGGTAGCGGGCGTCGGAAAAATCCTTTCTCCGCGAGTGCGGGTCGTGGATGATGCGGTCCCACATGATGTGGTTCACCTCCACGCAGATCCCGTAGGGCTTGTCCTTCACGATCACCTCAACCCCGCCCGTGCCCTCGACGGTCAGGTTGTCCCACGCCGCGGAGCGCGTTTGCCGGTAGAACTGGTCATCCAGCACGAACCGGATAGCCTCCGTCGCGGCCTGCGCGCCTTGCGTGTGCTTGGGGGTCCTCGGGTATGCCTTCGCGGTGGTGCGGTTCGCGCGCTCCATGCCCATCAACCCGTCGATCTTCGGCTTGATGCGGTTGATCACCACCGGAGCCTGCTTGCGCTTTTTCAGCGCGCGGGCTTCTTCGGCTGACCATTGCTGACTATCGTAGTACCGCCTGCACTTCTCCGAAGTGTTCCTTGCGTCAATGGTTGCGTCATCGGCTTCGTTCACCCAGTCGACGAGGTCCGCGAGGCCGATACCGCCCCTTTTCTCGTCGGTGCTCTGGAAACTCGGGTGCTGCGATTCGTTTTTATTTTTCTTCGCCATCGGCTACCTCACACAGTCATCCAGTTCTCGGCGTCGTCCTCATCGCGCTCGAATGCGCGCATCCAGCGATCTACCGGCTCCTTCTTTCGCTGCGGGGCATGCACCCACGGACGCGACATGCAGGCATAACGCACGTCGTCATACACGTGATCCTCCTGGTCGGTGTCGACGTCCTCCGGGTGGTCCTCGTCGATCACGAGGTCGGGCATCGTGCGCCAGAACCCGTCATGACAATTGCTCGTCACGAAGAGCATCGGGCCCTCTTCGTCGCCCGCAATCCTCTGCCTCACCTCGAGATAACCCTGCGGCCTGGCGTTATCCGACTTCCTCAGAACAACGCCCTTCGCGAGCATGCGCTCAGCGTGGGAAGGCCCGCCGTCAACTTTCCAGATGCTCGGGTCCGCCGCGATGTACGAAATCCGCCGCGGGGCGTACTTCACTCGGATTCTGAGCGCGACCTCCTCTACTTCTTCCCTGGTGCCCTCGTTTGGCTTTTTCGTCCAGCCGTAGAGCTCGTTGTATCGGATGATCGCCCCGCGCCTGAACGTCCTCCCATCGGGCAGCGCATTTCCGTTACTCACGCACCACAGGCCGAAGCTGTACGGGCGCGTGCTCCCCCAGTCCAGGCTCCCGAATATCTGCCAGTCCTCGGGAGGATCGAGCGGCTCAACGCCATGCACCTCGCGGCGCAGCTTCTCAAACGCCTGCCCCGCTACGATGTCCCAGTCCCCCTCGAGCATCGCGCGCACGAGCGCATCCGCCCCCAGGCCCCGCAGCCTGTCCGCATACGCCGGGTCGTCCTTGGTCAGGTACTCGTTATCCGCAAGCCGCGCCGGGATGAACTGCCGGAGCATCCCGCCCTCCTCCGAGCTCGCCCGCCAAATCTCCATCGCGGGCTTGGGCGTCACGAACGTCCTCTTCACCCAGGCGTGGCCGATCGAGCCCGGGTTCGACGCGGCCTCGATCCGCGGCAATCGGCCGGCGTACTGCGCCGGGACCCTCAACCCCGCAAGCCGCACCCGGCTCCGCAGAAACCGATACTGGTACTCCGTAAAGTGCGTCAGCTCATCCATCAGCAGCACGTGGATCTCCGCGCCGCGGTACTTCTCAACGTCCGACTCCGTGTCGCAGTAACACAGATGCAGCACGCTCCCGTTCCAGAAGCTGAACTCGTTCTCCACCGCCCGATACTTCACGTGCCCAGACTGCACGTACGGGTCGAGCATCACGTGGAAATTCGTCGGCCCCCGCAGATGGTTGTCCCGCAGATCCGTCAGCGTCCGGCGAAACAGATACACCTGCACGCCAGGCACCTCCACACACCACCTGATCGCGCTCGTCCTCTTCAGGTAACTCTTACCCCCGCCAGCAGCACCCCCATACAACAACTCAGTCGCGCTCGTGTGAAACGCCGCCGACTGCTTGGGCTGCAGGCGGATCTCGCTCACTGCTCAGGGTCGGGTGGAGCCGGAAGTGCAGGAGGAACAGGAATGCTTTCCAGGGTCCTACCCCCCTCCGGCATC